CCCACCCTCCACCCCTCCCCCCCCGGCCCCCCCCCCGCCGGCACCGCGATCCTGGGCCTGCCCTCCATCGCCGGGGCCGGTCTGGGCAACATCGCCCAGCTCGGCCTCGCCGTCGCCCACACCCTGCCGGCTCTGCTCGCCATGCCGGGCATCCTCGGCACCGCGGCGGCCGGAATCGGCATCTTCGCGGCGGCCATGGCGGACGCCTCCACGGTGCTGGCCGACCTCGGCCCCCGGTTCACCGCCCTCCAGCAGACCATCTCCACGTCCTTCTGGGGCGAGGCCGCCGACGCCATTCGGGGCTTCGCCAACAACGCCCTGGACGCGCTCACCCCGTCTATCGCCAACGTCGCGGCCCAGATGGGACGCATGTCCGCCGCCGTCGCTGACGCTGCCACTGAGCACATCCCAGGCTTCCGCGCCTCGCTGGACTACCTGGCCGAGGCCATGGACATCGGAGGGGATGGCGCCGGCGCCTTCACCGACGCCTTGCTCACGCTGGGCGAGACCGGTGCGAAGTACCTTCCGTCCATCGCCTCGTGGGCGAACGACGTCGCCTACTCGTTCCAGAACTGGGTGCAGGCCAAGACGGCGTCCGGCGAGATGGACCAGGCCATCCAGGCCGCCGCCAAGACCTTCGGCACGTTGAAGGACATCGTCTTCGATCTCGGAGGCATTCTGGCGGGGGTCTTCAAGGCCATGGCCGCCGGGTCGGCCCCCATCGACTCCATCGCGGCGGCCCTGGATCGGGCCAATCAGGCCGTGAACGGGCCGCTGTGGCAGGGCACCCTGACCACGATCTTCAGTGCGATGGGTGACGCCGCCTCGCACGCCTTCGCCGGCGTCGGCTCGCTCGGCCAGGCGTTCGTATCCCTGGCCCCGACCCTCTCCACGATCCTTCCCCTGGTTGGGCAGATCATCGAGACCGGGCTCAAGGGCATCTCCGCCGCCCTCCAGGACCCGGCCTTCCAGGGTGGTCTGGTGAGCTTCTTCCAGGGCGTCCTCACCGCCGTGCAGGCGCTCGCCCCGGCCATGCCGGCCCTGGGCGAGGCCTTCGGCGCCATCGCCACTGTCATGGGAGCCCTCCTCGCCGCGGTAGCGCCGCTCATCGCTCAGCTGGTCGAGGGGCTGGCCCCGGTCTTCACCCAGCTGGCAGCTCTCCTGGTGCCGATCATCGAGCAGCTGGGCGCGGCCCTGATGCCCATCATCCAGGCCCTCATCCCCGTGATTCAGGAGCTGGTCAACCAGCTCGGCCCTTGGATCTCGGAGCTGCTTCCACAGATCCTCCCAATCATCGTGGAGATCGTGCAGAGCATCGCTGCCGGCCTGATTCCAGTGATCCAATTGCTCGGGGCGATCCTCCAGGCGACCGCGCCGGTGGTGGTGGCTACCTGGCAGGCCATCGCCCTGGTAGTGCAGTGGGCGATGAACCTGGTTCAGGGCGTCGTCAATACCGTCATGGGCGTCCTCACGGGCGACTGGAGCCGGGCGTGGGACGGGATCAAGCAGATCGGCTCGACGGTCTGGAACATCATCAGTGCCACGTTCGGAGGCTTCGGAGCCCTGCTGATTTCTCTCGCCGTCAAGGCTTGGAACAGCATCACCAACACCGTCAGCAATGCCTGGAACGGGATCTCCAACATCGTCAACAACGGTATCAACGCGGTTCGGAACTTCATCGCCAACGGCTGGAACTACGTCACCAGCCTGACATCGTCAGCCTGGAACGCCCTGAAGAGCCTCATCTTGAACGCTGTGAACGGCATCAAGTCAACGATCTCTAACTGGATCTCGAACGTCCGCAGCTTAATCAGCGACGGCTGGAACTACATCAAGTCGGCCACTTCCGCGGCATGGTCCGGCCTGGTGAGCACGATCTCCAGCTGGATCAGTAACGCCCTCAGCATCATCCGCAGCCTACCGTCCAGCATCCAGAGCATCTTCTCCAACGCCGGGTCATGGCTGTGGAACGCGGGTAAGCAGATCATCAGCGGACTGATCGACGGGATCAAGTCGATGTTCGGGTCCGTGCAGTCGAGCCTCTCGTCGCTGACGAGCATGCTCCCCTCCTGGAAGGGGCCGGAGCCGGTTGACAAGGTCCTCCTCACCCCGGCCGGTGAGATGATCATGCAGGGCCTCATCAAGGGTCTGGAGAGCCAGTACGGGGCCGTGCGGAACTCCCTCAGAGGGCTGACCGAGGACCTGTCTAAGCCGGCCACGATCGGTCTCGACGCCAGTATCCGGCCACTCCCTGCTAAGGCGTCGACCGGGCGCCCCGCCCCCGAGACCCTCAGGGGCTCGTTCACCCCGGGCTCCGGTCAGGACCAGTCTCAGTTCGATAAGGGCAACCAATCGGGAGCTACAATCAACATCACCAACAACTATCCGCAGGCCAAGCCCGACTCCCAGACCCGCGACGAGGTCGCTGAGGGGATGAGGCTGGCGGCTATCATCTGAGGAGGGTCACCCACCCATGGCCATTTACTCACTGGACGGCGTCGATCTGGACGATGAGCGCCAGCGCTGGGTACTCGCTGAGGGGGCGACTCTGTCGACCCGCGGCGAGCCCTGGCGCGCCAGCGTCAGCATCCCCGGTAGGTTCGGCGTGCTGCCGATCGCCGCATCCGTGCTGAAGCCCGCTACCGTCGCCCTGAAGTTCACCGTATTCTCCTGGGCCGATGGGCGGGGCGGCAACCGCTGCAAGGGCGGACTCAACCAGCTGGAGACCAACCTTCGGGACCTACTGAGGCGGCTAACCGTGTTCGGGCGCCTTCAGACCCTCGGCTACCAGCCTCAGGGGAACACCCTCAAGGTGGCCGATGTGCGCCTGTCGTCCTCCATCGATCCGAAGTTCGACCCGGAGTCCGAGAGCGCCACGCTGACGGCCGCCTTCGAGGTCGTGTCCGGCCTGTGGAGGGACCCTCAGCCGACCGTCGCCGACTTGGACAACCTATCGACCCTGGCAGGCGGGAATATGCCCATTCCTGACGCATGGCTGATGCTGACGCCCTCCGGGGGAGCCTGCTCCCTCAAGGACAACGTTTCGGGGTCCTCCTTCGCGTTCTCCGGACTTCTGAACGAGGGGGAGCGGCTGTTGGTGGACGTCGCCTCGTACCGGGCGTGGAAGAACCCCTCCGCGGACTGGCAGGTCGTCGCGAACGCGCGCAGCGCTGACGGCGAGATCTCGATGAGCCCCGGAGGCTTCCGCCTGACCCCCGGCGCTGACGGGCAAATCTCAATCACGGCGACCAACTGCACCGGCTACGTCAAGGTTCGGAGGGCCTACTGATGCCCCGCAACCCCGCGTTCGCCCGCGGCCTGGCCATGCGTTACGTCGCCTACGAGCAGGCCGGAGCCAGGCTGGGCGTCCTTCCCGACGCCCTGGCCGGCACCTTCACCTGCCCGCGGCAGGCGACGCCGTCGCTCACCCTCTCCTACCCGAACGGCGATCAGGGGGTGCGGGGGGCCCTGCTCGACACCTCCGTGGAGGTGGCCGTCGAGCTCAGCTACGACGGCCAGACCTGGCACGAGCCGTACAACGCCCGATTCATCAATCAGTCCACCGAGTGGAACCTCGTTGACGACGGCACCGAGCATCGCAGCGCCAAGCTCATCCACCTCGGGCACCGTCTGGAGGGCGCCCTCGTCTGGAGCGTCCCGCCGGTCGCCAAGGACAAGGACGGGAAGTACAAGTTCAATTCCCGCAACGCCGGGGAGATCCTTCGCACCGTCTGGGACGCGGCCGTCAAGCGCGGCTGGGGCGCTGGCCTGTCTCTCGACGTCACCCTTTCCACGGACTCCGCCGGCCAGCCGTGGGCTACTCAGACGACGCTGGCCTTCGATCCGTCGGTCTCCATCAAGTCGATCCTGGACTCCCTCATGAATATGGGGATGGTCGACTACCGGTGGCGAGGCCGCACTCTCCAGGTCTACAACGCAGATGCCGCCCTCACTCGGGAGAACCCGGGTGTCGTGTGGCGTCTGGGCGCGGGAACCTCCTCGGCCCCGGAGAAGCTGGACTGGTCCCAGCTATGCACCCACGTCCTCGTGAAGGGGGACGAGGGCCGCACGTGGACCTTCCCCAACCCAGAGGCCCCTCCGGGAATGCCACGCACCGAGAAGGTCGTCAGCGCCGGAGGAGTGCAGCTGGAGGCCACGGCCCGCCGCGTGGCGGACCTGACCCTCAAGACCGGAGCCACGCCCGCGGCCGAGGTCAAGCGCGAGTGGGAGGCCGACGATCTCCAGTGGCTACCCTTCGAGGACTACGCCCTGGGCGACTGGGTCAAGGTCGAGCGCGGCAACGGCTTGGAGCGCATGCGCGTGACCCAGATCTCCATATCGGTCACCGAGAACGGACGCTGCCAGGGACACACGACCTTCGGCACCATGCTCGACGACGTTCTGGCCCGCCTGGCCAAGAAGCAGAAGGGCGTGCTCGGTGCCGCCACCTCGGACGGTAAGACCACCCGTCAGGAGGCTGCCACAAGCAAGTACGCCCCCCTGCCTCCCCAGGGGCTGGTCATCTCTTCCACGGCCGTCATCGGACCTCTGGGCTACGCGCAGGCGGTCGCCTCCCTGGAGTGGCTGCCCGTAACGACGGACACCCTGGGCGTGGCAGTGGAGGTCATCGGCTACGACATCTCGATCCGTGAGATCCCGTACAAGTCAGGCCGCCTGCACACGTCCCGGGAGAACTCCGCTGAGGTGGAGGGGCTTACCCCGGGAGGGCGGTACGCCTTCAAGGTGCGGGCCGTCACCCGGGACGCCCTAGGAGCGTGGTCTCCGGAGACCATCGCGACGATGGAGGTGGACGCCACTGCCCCCCCGGTCCCCGGGGCGCCGACCCTCACCCAGACCCTTGGAGTCATCCAGGTCTACTGGGACCTCCTGAGCGTCGACCGAGGCGGGATGCCGGCGGACTTCGCCGGTACCGAGGTCAGCGTCCAGCTGCCGGGCACTCCTCCGGCGGTCGTGGCCACCATGCCGGCCCCGATGCAGCGCATCTCGCTGGCCGGGTACGAGATCCGGGAGTACGAGGTGCGCCTGCGCACCTACGACAGGGCGGGCAACCGATCGGCGTGGAGCGCCTCTAGCCGGATCACCCTTGAGCAGAACATCGACGCAGAGGCCATCGCCAGGCAGGTAGAGGACAAGCTCCGGGGCAGCGACGCGATGCAGCAGGCGGCCCGCGAGGGGACGCTCAAGGAGATGAAGCACCTCACTGAGGCCATGACTCAGGTGGCCACCAACCTCGTGACGTCAGGACCAATCCCCCCAGATAGTGGGACAATAGGGTCCAGCATGTGGATCGCACCCGATGGGCGAGTATTCGTCCTCAGAGCAGAAGGAGACAGGTAATGAAGGCCTACTCGGCAGCCAAGCAGTGGCGGGACGGATTCGGGGCCAATGAGACCCGGATCACCGCTGCGGACCTCATTCACATCGAGGACGGTATCTCCGCCGCCACGCAGGGGGTGACGTCCTTGGAGACCGTAGTCAGGGGGCAGCCCGCAGAGATTCTCAAGCAGGTCCAGGCCATCGCCGAAGGGATCCGCGCAGATCTGAACAAGGCGATCCCGATCGGGTCGATCGCCATGTACGGCTCCGACTCCGACCCCGAGGGGTGGGTCCGATGCGACGGACGCGCCCTCGACCGCGCGGCGTACCGCCCCCTGTTCCTAGTGCTTGGCACGAAGTACGGGAGCACCTCCTCATCCAACTTCCTGGTGCCCGACTACCGGGAGCGCTCCCCCATCGGTGCCGGCGGCGGCGGGAAGTACTCCATCAACGACAAGGGCGGTAACACCACCATCAACCTGTCGATCAACCAGATGCCCGCCCACACACACCAGATCGGAGAGGTTGGGAACGCTAACAGCCGATTCACGGCCCGCACCGCCAACCAGGACATCGGTATCGGTACCAGCGGGTACACCTACCTCACGTCCACGGGTACCTCCGAGAGCGAGCGCAGCCCGATCGCCACCTCTACCGGCGGCGGCGCGCCCGTCGACGTGCGCCACCCGTACATCGGGTCCATCTTCATCATCAGGGCCCGATGATGGCTGGGCCGGTCAATCCAGCCGCCGCACCTGAGGGCGCGCGCGGAGGTCAGTACGTCACCGTCCCGGCGTTCGCCGCGCCCGGGCAGTCCCTCCCCAACAACTCCCGCACCGCTGAAGGCTCCACCGCCGTCTACTCCCCGAAGGGATGGCGCTGGGAGGAGGCCGGGGACGAGTACTCCAAGTCGGTCTCCAAGCTGACGGCCGCGACCATGGAGTCGGCCGTCCGGCGAATCCGCTCCTCATTGGGCACGGTGCTCTACATCAGAGGCACCTCGGACACAGAGCCCCCCTTCCGGGGGGAGACCCTCGGCGACACGGTCCGGGTCCAGGACGCTCAGACTCTCGACATCGTCGCTGAGTGGAAGTGGAACGGCTCCTCCTGGGAGCGGATGCGGGTCACCAGCGAGCAGATCAGCAACCTCGACGTAGGAAAGCTGACCGTCGGGGCGGCCAACATCGCCGAGCTCACCGCGAGGAAGATCGCGGCCGACGTCGGCCGCTTCCTGGAGATCACCACCGATCAGCTCACTGTGACCGGCAACGCGTCCTTCGTGAACGCTACGGCCCACCATGTCTGGACGAAGATCATCACAGCCGGGCAGGGGGAGTTCGAGAAGATCCGGGCCGGGATGCTGGAGGCCAACTCCGTCAGCGCATCCAACATCCAGGCCGGAGCCATCGACGGGCAGGTCATCACCGGAGCCACGATCCAGACCGAGCGGGCCAACAACCGCGGGCTCAAGCTAACCTATGACGGTCTCCGGGTCTACGACCCTCGCGGCAGGTCGGTGCTTAACGTCAACGCCCACACCGGGGCCATCGAGATCAGCGGCCACCTGAGCCGTCAGGACTCGTGGTCGAAGGTGTGGTTCAACGACGTCATCTCCACTCGGACCGGACGCGACACTGGCACGGACGGCTCGAAGTGGGGGTGCGGCTTGGCTTTCAACTCCCTGGAGGACAACTGGGGAGACGGGGTAATCGCCCTGCTCAAGGACCGGTCCGGGGACCCCTCGATCCGCATTCAGGCTCCCTACGCCGGCCTGGGGGACTCGGTCCCCTACATCGCCGTAGGAACCTCCTACGTGACAATGTACACCCCTTCGGGAGATACGCTCCTCGAGTTCAAGACCGGAGGCTTACGCCTCAAAGCTCAGGACATCTTCTGGTGGGCCAACTCCGGCGGCTTCTCGTATGGCACCAACAGCGACAACAAGCCGAGGCTGTACGTGGGTCCGAATGTGGTGAGCATCCGCCCGATGGGGGAGTCTCTTCCCAGATTCCACGCTGATCGGACCTCGACCACGATGCAGTTCGGCGAACGGCATCAGGTGTGGATCTCGAGCAGCGGGGTTCACATCACTGGGACCAAGAACTTCTTCATGCGAGTGCCCGAATTGACCGCTCAGCGCGGAGGGATGTGGCTGAAGCACGCCTGCACCGAATCCCCATACGACGGGATCGAGTACTGGGAGAACGTCGAACTCGACGCCGAAGGCCGCGCCCGCTGGACCTTGCCGGACTATGTTCCTCGGATTGCGTCCGCTAAGGCTCCGTGGGTCGTCTTCGCCAGCGACGGCGCCCGTGCGGCGCTGGACCGCTCCAACCCTGAGGAGTGGCACGTGGACGTCACCGGCGCCCCCGCCACCCCGCCCGGGGGGGGGGGCGGGGGGGTGGTCGGGGGTTGGCACTGGTGTGCGCAC